TGGAACTTCCTTTAGCCCTTCCGTTCTCTCAGCGTTGTCTGACGCATCAGGCACTTTGATATTGAGAAATGTTTATAGAAGTTATCAAAATGATAACAAAATTCTGTTAACAATTCCACTTTCTTAATGCAAGTGCTTTACGAGTAAGTTCACCATTAGGCTTTTTCATTGGTCCTTTTACTCCTCCCATCCTTGCACAAAAAGATTTCTTTCTACCCTTTTCTGTTTTAGATAGACCTGATTTTTTAGTAACAGGTCGTTTTAAATTACTACCAGTTTTCTTATTAATATACTTTCTACCCTTCTCTGATAAACCACCAGTGGGGTTCTTATGCTCCTTCTTTATTTTTAGACTATCTCTTGACATTCTTCTTAGGTTTTTTTCTTAAGATCATAAGATCTTCTCTGGTAATTTTATCTCTAGGTTTTGCAACTCTAGCGATCTTCATTTGTTTCTTTGAATAAGGCATGATTAACTATCGGGTAGTAAAGACATCACTATCACCTAAACGTCTTTGTACGTCTTCAGTGTAAGTTACATCTTTACCATATCTAGGATCTTTCATAGCAGTTACTACTTCTGCTGTTGACTTGTAAGGTGTAGGTCCGCTTGTTGCAGCCTTACCTGTCACTAAGTTTGGTTCGACTCCCATAGCGCTACTGTATTGAGAATAAAGTCCTTGTACTGCCAGTTTAATAGATGGTGCGTCACCTGTCTCTGTCAGTTTATTAAATGCGTCAACATCACCTGCTGGTAAGTTATCAATAGCCCAAGCTGTCATTTTGCTATAGCTATCATCACCACCAACTGCATCTTTTATACCTTGTATTTGTGCTGTTGCTATTTCACTGCTATCACCAGTACCACCTCTTAATCCATCAAGGTATGTATCTATAACTTGTCTAGAAAAACCAGCACCTTCTAATTTGGTATAATCATCTTCTGAGATTTCACCTGATTCTTCAAAGCGGTTAGATATATCTTGTGGATCTATCTGTGCTTCAGTTAATACTTCAGCTAAACCTTCACCATAGTATTCATTAGCATTAAACTCTGGGGTTTCTGTCTCCTCAGTAGTCGTTTCTTCTGTTGGTGTTTCTTCCTGTGGTTGTGTACCTAACTTACCTTCCAATTCTTTATAACTGGCAGCTAGATCTTCAACAGATTTAAACTTACCTAAGATAAGACCATTCTCATCTGTTTCATTTTTAGCAAGAGTTTGTAAATCTCCTTCAGACATTGGAGGAGTTTCATTAATTGCAACTTGGGCTTCGGGCATAATAGTTTCCTAGTTATTAGTTATTGTATTACCATTTTTGGTTTTGACTATAGTTGGCTTACCAACAACAGGTTCATCATTGATACCTAGTCTACTGACAACAGCTTTTGCTGTATCAGTTTCTGGCTTAGGGTTAGGTTTCTTGCTCGGCATTTAAGTCCTCTGAAGTTTGTTGGGCGTTAGCGTTTTTTTGTGGATCAAGTAAAGGTGATCCAAGAGCAGCAGGTCCAAGATGTTGGATGAGTTGCTGCTGTTGCATCTGTTCCATCTCAGCCTGTATTTCTTCTTGTGTCTTCACTAGGTTAGCAGTGTCAATACCAATAGAGTTTGCTAGTCGTTTTATGGCTTCATCTACATTCATGTACTGACGCATTATGTCTGGACCTAAAGCTTGCGACACCGTTCCAATAAATTCAACAAGCTTATTACGATCATTACCCCTACCAAGACCTTGTACACCTGTAACAATCTTAGGTTTAACTAACTTCTCAGGTAACTTAGGAGCTTTACCAGAACGTACAAGCATATGCATCCTACGTCTTAGATAAGGTAGCTGAAACTCTTGAGTCAGTATGCTGTAGATACCACCAAGACTATTCTCTAATTCATTAGCCATCATGGTAACTTCTGCTGCTGTTACTCTTTCAGCATCTCTTTGTACAGACCTAGCCATAAGGAAGGCATACTCTAGTCTGGATTCTATTCTTTGTATTGCAGAGAAAGATACTTGGAAGTCTCCACCTTTGTTTACCTGCATCACAGAAATATCTGCTGCACTTCCTTCTCGTATTGCACCGTTAGGAGCTTTAGCTAGGGTTGCTGCTCTGGTAACACCGTTAGGATTTACAAGAAATAAAGTCTTAGCAGAAGCAGCAGCACCTTCTATAATTGCTTGCATCAAAGCTTCTAAACTAATCAAGTCTCCTTTGTACTCACTGACATATCCACGACCATAATCTTCTCCATCCACTCTAACGAACCTAAGAACAATCCAAGGTGTTACATCTAATTTAGACCTACCATCAGTGCCTGGTATCTTTTCTCCTTTACATTCTTGATACCAAAAATAATTATCATTTACTCTCTTGACGTATGTGTATATATCAAGATCACTATCCATCTCTTCAGCATCATAGTTTTCTTTCTGTCTTATCTGTTCAATAAATTCAGCAGGTAAAGCTTGAGGATGTACTGATTCTTTAGTAATTATTTCTAAGACGTTACCAACTGCATCTCTTTTACAAACAAACTTTGATAGTGGGTAAACTTTTAGACCATTATCTGTCAGATAAAGAAGAGCATTACCACCAACAACTAAATGTTTTAAAGCTTCAAACATTGCAACTCTGTCATTTGATATTTCTATCTCATTCATCAAAGCTGTTTCTATTGATCTAAGTCCTTTATCTATTTCTGTTTCTAGTCCTTCCTGTCCTTGCTTCAGTAGTTCAAGACTATCAATACTTAGTTTAAAGAAGCTAGTCGATGGAGGTAGCAGACTAAATAATAATTTTGAGGAAAGGGAATTTGTACCTCTAGCACCTACAGCTTGAAAGGGAGTTTTTGTATTGGCTCTAGTACCAGTTGCAGTCTCTGGTATCAGAGTAGGAATAGTTAGTTTGCTGCAATCTTTTGCATCATCATAATAACTAGACCTATTACTTTCTAGCTGTGCATATCTGCTGGCAGCAGTCTTTCCAGGTGTTGAATAATCCATAGTTAAGCGGTTCCAGTTCTACGGCCTGTAATACTTCTAGAGTATTTTTTTCTATTGAAGTTATGTTTTGCTACATTTTGTCTATTTATCTTTGCTTGTTTAGCTCCTAATGAATTAGAACCAGAACTCCCTACTAATTTTTCTTCAACTACTGAAAGATTAGGATCTATAAAAGTTCCTTCTTTCTTTTCTCTTTTAATTTTTAATTGTTCTGTTGCTTTCTTTGTATCTTTAGGATCATCAACACCAGTTTGTGATCCTGTTACCACAGGTGGTGCATCACGAACAGTTGGTGTTGGTGCTGGGTCTACAGGCTTTGAAGTTCCAAAAATACACATAATTAATAATTAAGATTACCTGATCCCATCTGTCCTTGATCCAATAAAGGTATGCGTAAAGAAGACGTACCTAATCTTCTTGGGTTTCTGATGGACCTTTGACCTCTTTTGCCTTGTCCTGGTGTCGGTGCTTTAGTTCTTTGTTGTCCAACAACTACACGTTCAGCAGTTTTTTGTGGCTTTGGTGCAGTTGGTCTAGGCTCTGGTAAAGGTGGTGGTTTTGGTCTGCTGAAAACACACATAACTAATTCTCCAAGACTGATTCAGTAAGCATTGTATCTTTTTGCCTTGCTTGCTGTTCAATAAGATAATCAACAAGAGACCGTTGCCCTGCTCTATACCATACCTCTCTATCAGATAAAGACAAATCAGGATGACGATTAGGAAAGATTTGATCTAAAGCAAGAATCAATTCATCTGTAATAACTGGTAGTTTTTCAGATGACATGATTAGTAAGATTTATATGTATTGTAGTTCACTTTTGATAATTAAGTATAGCAGGTTTAAATTTATGTGATAAGGTGGTGATGAAAGAGGTCTACTTCTTTTACTAAACACGGAAATACCAGTAGCTGACCGCCATTAGTTATTGGTTTTTTTATGCAAAGCAGAAACACTGGTGACTTTTGACCCGTAAGTTGCCAGTGTTTTTTATGGTGTCCAAAGGGATACTTCACCTGTGTTGTAATCAAAGTCTCCATCTCTCAGTATTCTTGCAAGCTGTGCGTTAAGTACAGCATCAGCAAAGTCATATTTCTTTTTCTCATATGCTGCTACTACCTTCTCCCACATCTGTTCTAGTGTTTTAGATTCTCCCAGTATCTTCTCTGCTGTTACTGGTCCTA